ATGTCAGTCCCCGGTGTCCTGCAAGATGTGGTCAATTACTACACAGTCACAGCCATCAAGCCCCAGCCACAGTTCGCTGTTCAGTGCGCCCTAGCATTTGGATCAGTGGCAATGGGCAGGCGGTGGGTCACAGACCAGCGTAACTTCACCAGCCTATACTTCCTCAACATTGGCGAAACTGGGTCAGGCAAGGAACACACAAAGACAGTTCTAGAAGAGCTGCTTGAGGCTAGTGACCTTGATGAGCTGATCGGTCCCGCAGGCTACACATCTGGGGCTGGCGTCATGTCAACCCTCACCAAAAAGCCAACCCATGTGTCAGTAGTCGATGAGCTGGGCCGTCAGCTAAAAGCCGCCGCAGCCAAAGGAATGCAGCACAAGGCAGACGCCCTAACTTCCATTATGGAATGCTTCGGCAGACAGGACGGCACACTAAGACAGCAGGGATACGCAACCAACACAATGAAGTCATCCGAAGCAGCAAAGCTCGAAACCGTAGTTAAGCGGCCATCCCTGACACTAGTGGGCATGTCTACACCGTCAGAATTCATGCAGGCAATCGGTGGCGGTGACGTGGCCAGCGGTCTTCTGAACCGTTTCCTGATCGTCAAATCAGATATTGGCGTTCAGCTATCCCAAGAAAAGCGCCGCTCATCTATCTCTGATCGGCTGGCAGCTTGGGCCAAGGAACATGCCAGCGCCCATGAAGGTGACCTAGATGCAGGTAACAGCCACGACATGCCACCCCACCCAATCGAAGTTGTCTTCACCCCAGAGGCCAAGAAACTCCTGCGCGGCTACGAGGAGCGTCTGGTCGATGCTATCAAAAAAGAAACTGGCACAGGTCTGGAGGCCATGTACAATCGATCACGCGAGATCGCCATGCGCCTGTCCCTAATCGTTTCCAGATCAATGGGCCAAGATGAAATCAGCGCGGATGCCATGATCTGGTCAATCGATTATGTTGATTTTTATGCCAATCAAACCATTGAGATGTTTAGATCTCACATGGCCAACGGTCCATTCGAGGCAGCTTGCAAGGCAGTCTACTCCCGCATTGAAAAGGCTGGGCTGGGTGGATTAACTGAGCGCGCAATATCCAGAAGCGTGTCAGCCTTCGCAAATATGGACAGACGTAAACGTGCGGATGTATTGGATGCACTACAGACTGACCGTGGCATAGAGTGCCGCGATCAAAACCAAGGGGCAAGAGGCAGGCCACGGTTCGCATACTTCGCACCACCAATTAACTAAAGGACACAGACATGGCTAAATGGGATTTAGGAAAACTATCAAACGTAAGTAAGAAAGGAAAACCAATGACTAAATATACACGCACAGAGATCTTGGATACAGCCAAGCAATACATTACCAAAGATCGTGCCGCCACTCATGGTGACATGGAAGAGAACCTCACCACCATTGCGGAACTCTGGGGCGTCTACTTAGAGCGTCACGTTGATCCCTCAGATGTTGCCGTAATGATGACCATGCTTAAAATAGCGCGCATAAAATCCAACCCAAGAAACGCAGATAATTGGCTAGACGCATGTGGCTACATGGCCTGTGGTGGTGAGCTGTCAGCAGATAAGCCAGAGCCAGAGCCAGTGGTTAAGTTTCAGGGCGGCAACACATGAAGCCTTCAACGATCATAGGTGGGGCGTCTAGCCAGAATAGCAGGAACGCCGCAGATTTCTATGCCACCCCACGGGACTGCACAGTTGCACTGCTAAAGAACTACCAGCGACTGTTTGAGGGGAGCAGGGTGTGGGAGCCAGCCTGTGGCGATGGGGCCATCTCAAAGGTTCTGGAGCAACACAGGCTCGACGTTATATCTACAGACCTACACGACAGGGGCTACGGCGAGGGGGGCATGAACTTCCTGACCGCAGATTGCCATTGCGGATCTATCATAACAAACCCACCATTTTCCCTAGCCGCAAATTTTATTGCGCGCGCGGCCAGTAAGGAAGTCCCCTTCGCAATGCTGCTAAAGTCAACATATTGGCATGCATCCAGCCGCTACGACCTGTTCGAGCAGACCAAACCAATGGCAATCATAGCCATGACTTGGCGACCAGCAATGTCACCAGAGCGTGGCAAGGCCGCGACAATGGATTTCATCTGGACAGTCTGGGATAGAAAGCCATCAAATAAAACAGAATATATATTACAGAGAAAGAATAAATTATGACTAAATTCCTGACGCGCTGGGCGCTCCTGTTTCTATACATTCTTATTGCCGTCACCATTGGGGCGCAGTTCTTTTGATAGCCGCAGCCGCATGTCTCTCTCTGGCACTCTATCACGAGGCTAGAGGTGAGCCACTTCTGGGCCAGCTCATGGTCGCTAAAGTAATTGTGAACCGCATGGAGTCACGCCGTTGGCCATCGTCCATGTGCAACGTCATTACCCAAGACCGACAGTTCTCATTCTACAGAAAGAACAATACACCCAAGCCAAGAGACGAAGTGGCGTGGGCAAAGGCGCAGGAGCTGGCCACTCAGATTATAGATGATCCAAAAATTTTACCCTACACTACCGCCGATCACTACCACACCGTGGATGTACGCCCAGTTTGGCGAAGGAAGCTCCACAGGGTGGTACGCATAGGTCACCACATCTTCTATTCCTACGATCACCCCACAGCCGTAAAGGTTAGCGTCAGGCCCAAACAAAGGCCAACATACCTGCTGGCAAATCCAAAGAAGCTATGATTTAAGTTCAAAGTGGGTGGTGAATTATAACAGTTCTTGCCACGGGGTTTGGTTGTTTTTGTTCGCGCGCTACCAAATGTGCCAACACGAAATATCGCTGCCACCCACACGACCCCGCCCCAATAAAAAACTACTGGTACATAAAATACTGCTATTGGTTATTTAGCTGTTTTATAACTACAGGTAATTAAAACACCGCTGTAGGTTTTATTTATGGCATGTTTATTGGCAGTATTTATGGCATACCTAAAATCAGTGTTTTGTTTAGCAATAACATAGTGTTAAGTATTTATGGCATTTTTGGCATATGTACCCCTTATCCCCCAAGTATATTTCTACCCCCCATACCTATATTTGTGGGGGGAGAGGGGGGGGGTATGACAGTATGCCAATAATAATAATAATATATATATATATATAATATAACTATATAAATAAGGAGTATACGTTGAATGAATTATGGCAGATTTGGTATATGCCAAAAATATGCCATTAATGCCATTAATCAGTTTTATAGTTTATATCTCTGAAAGGCCGTGATACCAGAAAATCAATACCCGTTAATGTCTGTCTATTTTAGGGACAGTCTCAGAAAGGAATATAAAATGACCAGCACAGTCTATATCGTCACGCGGCCAAGAGAGAATAAGTTTGGGTGGACGCCAGACCTAACAGACGCAGCGCGCTACGGTAAGCTCAAGATCGTCTTTGAGCCAGAAGACAAGCCGCAGTTTAATCCAGCCAAAGCTATCGTCACAGCCAGAAAGGCTATGGAAGGGTTCGGGCCCGATGACTTCCTACTGTGGCCCGGTGGTGGTGATCCAATAGCCGTCATGGTTGCCTGCATGGTTGCAGCCGAAGAAAGCGAGGAAGTGAACGTCCTACGCTGGGAGCGGAACTTCGATGAAGGCGAACGCGATAGGCGCAAAGGCTGGTATCTCCCAGTCAAGCTGGATATGGCCTAAAATCTTTTTTTAACTTTTTTTATCTAATGCACTTGTAATACTGAATGTAGTGTACTAGATGAAGTATATAGTTTTTAGAAAGGACTACCAAATGTCTATACGCAGAATGGAATACAATAAAAATGGCCTCGACATGCGATGCCGTGTTGAGGGATCTGGCGAATACTCAAGAGCCTTGATCCTCGTCAAAGCAGAAGGTTCCCCCTTCTACATCGTAATTGGTAAAATCTATAAGACCAAAAACCTAAACTGGACGCACCAGAAAGACGTGATCCCAATGGTTAAACAGTCTTGGCACGATGCCGCCAAAAAACTCTATGCTGTCTCCCAAGAGGAGGCAGCGTGATGGAAACTTATAAATTTGAAATCACAATAGAAGTTGGTGAAGACAATCATGGCGATACAGAATATCAGCCAACACAATTTGAAATTAAAGATTTTCTAAATGATGTCTTGTCTTACAATCATCCACACGATGCTAGGCGTTATTTCCACGATGCTAAGATCGTAGCAAAAAAAACAAAAACTTTAACCCGCAATCAAGTCATCAAAAAGATCGGCAATCCACACCTCAAATTATACACTGGCAAAGACTACTTCTACTTTGTCTTTGGAGGCTACAACTATGCACAACGTAGTGTGATGGTTCCACAGCTAAATGATCTATCCTTGGATCAGTGGGTCGATGAAGGCAAAAGTTTCTTACAGGAGATTGGCCAATGACCCTAGCCGTAACCCAATGCCCAAAATGTAAGGGCATCGTTAAACTCCAAGCCAAAGACTCAAGGTCACACACAGCCTATGGCTTCCCAACAGTAAAGCGTAGGCGCGTCTGCCTAAAATGTAACTTCAGGATAACCACAATCGAATTGCCAATATCAATCGGCAATGAAGTCTTTGAGGAGTAATAAAACATGATCATCAAATCTTGGAAATTTAAAGGCTTCAACAATGATATGCCAGACTGGGTGCAAGAGGAAACCAGCAAGCGCGCTGGTAGCCCAGAACTATGGGTCCACACACAGCGTGGCGAAGAGCCAGCAAAGATAGGCCAGTGGATCTCAGTCAACCTGCGGGGCCACGTCGATATACACCACGAAAAGCCAGAAGGATGGATGAAAGAAATCCTGACAGGTGTGGCCGTAACAGTTCTCATAGTCGCCTTCCTTGTCATAATGCTGGCAATGTGATAGCCAAAAAACACTGCTCGATTAGGCTTCACCTGTTGCCTTATCATCAAACTGGACCCACCCGGCTAGGTTTCGCACTACGAAGGTGGGTCTTTCTTTTTTTAAAGATCTGATCTACATTCCCAAAATACA